CTCATTTTTCTCTGGGTTTATATTAAAAAGTAATGATTCTATAATTTCTTTAATGTCTATCCTTAAAATGTTTTTTCTTAAAACCAAATAAGAATATAATATAGTTAAAGTTTCTAAACATTGTGAACCTAAATCTTTTGTTGCATCTTTTTGTTTTAAATAATATGTTGTGGCATTAAAAGGATTTGTTATGAGGCTAATTCCACCTGTTTTAATATAAGCTGTATGGTCAATAAATATAGAGTTTGTTAAATTATTTATTATAAATTGTTCCAAAGAAGTTATTGTATTACTATAACCTAACATTGGTATAGGTCTTGATTTACTAAGACTCATTTGATTAAATAAAAATTGTAAATCTAATATGGTTAAGTCTTTAATTGGTTTATCTACTAATTCTCTTTTAATAGTTTCAACATCTCTTTCTAATGATTTTTCTGAGTAAAATTCTCTACCTTCAATTTCAAATATGTCTGGTGCTAATAATTTTTCTAAAACCACACCAACAGAGTTTTGAATTGTAAACCATGTTATTTTGTTTGGTGTTCTACATGCTCTCAATCTTTGTCTTTCTTGTACTTCTTCATTAACTTGAATAGTCATTGTAGATAGTATTGAATAAATAGCAGATACATTAGCATCACACTTCACAAGAATTTGATGTAATTTGTTTTCATTAACTTCTAAGTCCTTTAAACCTTCTAATAACTCTAAAGTTTTACCCATACTTTCCTTTAATGTATATAGGTTTAATTTTGATTGTGTTTCAGATTTTAATTGTTCTGTTAAAACTAGGTTATTTTCTTCAATTATCATGACAATTGATTTTGATTTAACATATCTAGAAATTCTCATTGTCATTTTAACTCTTGATACTGCTGTATAGGCTTCTGAAAATAATCTATTATAAAACATAGCTTGCATCCATTTTAATAAATATTGGTTCTTTACTGGTTTAACAAATCTAAAAACTTTGTACTCATCCCAATAGTTAGAAACATCCTCTACTTTTAAATCCAAGTTTTTCCTAATATATTTTATAGAGTTATTATCCATATCATAAATAAATCTGGGCATGTATAAAGTTTTAGCAAACTCAGGATCATGTTCAACAGCTATATCTAAATCAGTAGTTTTAGAAGTTAAGGTAAATAAACCATTAATAAGTTTCTTAACTTTAGATGAACCATAAGTATACAACCTATAATTATTAATGTTCCCCTTGCATAGTAGAGAGAATAATGGGTACTGGTCTGGTATGCCATATAATTCAATTGGCATTTCAAATTTTTCTTCTAAACTATTAGTAAAAGAATTTTCCCTGTTTAATAAAGTTGAATATGCTTCTGATAAACAATACAAATGAATTTTTTGAAAAACATAAGAGAAACTATTATTGCAACCAACCCTAATGCATTCACCAACTCTAGACATAGCAGCTTCCATATCAGTTCTATAACCTAAACAGGGTAAATTTAAATTTATTTCTTTGGATTTTTTAATCTGTGGGTATAACATTTCACCATTAAATGACATTAAAGAAACAAATTCCATAAAGAAAGTTTGGCAACTTGTTTTTCTTTCACTATCATTGAAACCATGAAGTCTCATCATCATTTTATAGAAAGCCCTATACTTAATAAAATCTATTTCTTCTTTATACAAAACTATCATAATATAATCATCAGAATGTTCCATGTGGAAAACCTTTAAATCTTTTGTTGGGTACATTTTGTTATACAAATATGATGTATAATTACTACAACATACACTTTTAAAGGATGAGGCATAATTAAACATACCTTGTAAAAAATTATGTGTACTTTTAATATATGGTGTTAGTTGTATACCTGTTTTCCTTATATACTCTGTTTTATCCATAGCTGGTATAACCTTATTAATTATTTGAACAGG